CGATGCCTCCCAGACGATGATCTTGCGGAAATTCACCGCCGAGGCGCCGGCGAAGCGCGCACCGTGGCCGGTGACCAGCGTCAGCGTCGTGATGACGTCGCTGTGGCTCCCGGAGATCTGTCCCTTGGCGAAGTTGTCGTAGCGGTTAGCCATTCAGGTCTGTGTCCCCACGACGACGCCATCCGTGGCGCTCGACGGCGCGCCGTTCTTGATCCGAAGGTCCCCCGTCGCGTCGATCCAGAGGTGGAACGTCCCGAGGATGAGATGCCCCGTGTTCCAGGCGCTCGTCCCGGTGACGAGGCTTCCGAGCGTCGCGACCACGTCCCCCGCGTCGACCGTCAGGTCGCCGACCGTGACGCTGATCGTCCCAGTGCTCACATCCGTCGCGACGACGAAGCCCGTCTGCACCGCCTGGACGCGGTACTCGTGCGTCGTGTCGGTCATGTCGAGCGCGGTCGTCCCGGCCTGCGCCCGAAGGACCGAAGGCAGGACGTCCCCGCTCGCCGCGACAAGCTGGTGGAAGATCTCCACCTGGCTCGGCGTGTCGTAGAAGGCGTCGAGCCAGTCTTCCCAGAGCGAGCGGTCCCAGACGACGAGCTGCCGCGGCGCGTCCGCGAACCTGGCTCCCTCCCCGGACGAGAGCCTCATGATCGTGGCCGATGCGGTATGCGCGCCGAGCACGCGCCCCTGGACGAATGGGTCGTGGAACCACACTGACATCTCTCATGCCGTCTGCTGCAGGAACTCGAGGCCGAGGCTGAAACGGTTCGGAGCTATCTTTCGTACGGTCGCGCCCCCGCCCAGCCGCCAGATAAGCGGGACCGTGAGCGTGCTCGAGGCCGGCGGGTTGGCGCCGCCGGCCACCCGGCCCGTCCCCGGCATCGTCCAGGTCCTCGTCGTCTCGGTGCCGGCCTGGAGCTCGGCGTCGCCGGTAACGGCGCCGACGTAGACGCGCCACTCGGTGACGCCCATGGGGAAGACCGGGACGGTCACGGTGAGGAGGAAGTTGTCCTGGACGGCGAAGCTCGCCTCCTTCGACCCGCGGCTCTCGAGGCCGCCGGATGACTGGTACCAGGCGAACTGGACGAAGTAGGTCCCCTGGCTCGTGAGCCCTCCGCCGGCGACCTCGCCCAAGACTGGCGTCATTCCGAGCGGGTCCCGGACGAGGTCGAGCGGCGTCCAGAAGAACGGTCCCGGCGCGCCGTTCAGGCCCTCGAAGAAGCTCAGGATCTCGTCGAGCTCCGGCTTCGCGAGCACCTTCCACTCGAGCGCCACCGAGTCGAGCCACCGCACCCCGAGCGTCCGCGTGATGTCGTAGCCCTTCGGCGTCGACATCGGGTCGAGCCGGAGGTTGTGCTGGGTCTGCGGCGAGAAGGACGGCTGGACTGGCGGCAGGAATGTCGGCGTGGTCATCGGAAAGCCCCCCTGAGCCCGGCGCTCGAGCGCGCCGAGTTGGCGACGAGCCCGGTGACCGCGCTGTCGTTCCGCCGCATCGAGCCGAGCATCTTGCGGTCGAAGTCCTCGACGTCGATCGCCGTGATGTTGTAGTTGATCACGGTCGAACCGCCGCCGCCGGCGCCGATCTGCGGCTGGAACTTCCGGCCGAGCGGGACGACGACCTCGGGCCCGTGAAGCACGGCCTTCTGCGTCACGCCGGCGGGGACGAAGCCGCCATGCTGGAAGGACGTCACGCCGCCGGTCGCGGGACCGAGCGCGATGCCGACGATGCGCGCGATGGTCGCCCGGATGATGATCCGCTGCAGGTCCTGAAGGATGCCCTTCGCCATGTCGCTGAACGCCTGCTTCGCGTTCTTCGTCCCCTCGATCATGGCCGAGAGGTTGTCGGAGATGTTGTTCACCAGCGCATCGCCGACGGACAGGATCACGTCGTGGAACTGCGAGAACTCCTCCTTGGCCTTGCCGGCGCGATCGATCATCCGCTCGAACGGCGACGTGGTGGAGATCCGCTCCATGGCCTCGTTGAACTTCGCGGACTCGTCGCTGAGCCCGGCGAACCGCTCGTGCAGTCCCTCTACTGCGGCGCTGGTCTTGTCGATGGTCGCGGGGAGCTGCGGCCCGACGAAGCCGAATCGCGGGTCCTTCGAAAGGTCGACGCCCGGGCCGAACTGGGTCCCCTCGGGCGCGCCGGTGCCGCCGCCCGGCCGGCCGGTGAACGGGTCGACGAAGCCTTGCGGCCGCCGCGGCCCGCCGAGGGTCGACGCCTTTCCTACCCCGCGCAGTTTCGCCAGGTCCTGGAGCGCCTGCGATCGCTCCTCGCGCGCCGTCCTCATGTCGGCGAGGATGCCGCGGAGATCCTCGGAGAACGATGCCAGTACCGGGAGCATCGGCGAGAGCGCCTCCTGAGTGAAGCCGGTGAAGGTCTTCTTCAGCCGGTTCATCTCATCGTTGAAGTCGGCGGCGTTCTTCGCCTGGTCGGCATGGATGATGATCCCGAGCTTTTCGGCCTCGGCCCTGAACTGAGCAAGTCCCCGCGAGCCCTGCTGGAGGAGGTTCAGGAACGCCGGCCCGCCGGTCTCGCCGAAGAGCTTCGAGGCGAGGTTGACCCGCTCCGCCTGGTTGTCGATCCGCTGGAAGGCGTCGGCGATCCGCGGGAGCAGCGCCTCGAGCTGCTCGCCGTCCTTGACCGCCTCGGCGATGCCGAGCGACTGGAGCACCTGCGCGGCCTGGCCCTTCCCGGTGCCGGCGAACTCGCCGATGCGCTGGGTCGCCGTGCGGATCGCCGTCGCGAGCGTGTTGAAGTCCGATCCGGTCTGCTCGGCCGCGAAGCGCAGGATGGAGAGCTGCTCGGTCGATACGCCGACGCGTTCCGAGAGCTTCCCGATCTGGTCCGCGCTGTCGGCGATGCTGGTGACGAGCCGCGCCGCGAAGCGCGCGCCGATCGCCGTCCCGAAGGCGGCGACGGCGTTGCGAAGATTGAAGATCGACGCGCCGAGCTCGCCGAAGGGTTTCTTCAGGCGATTCCCGAAGCCCTTGATCGTCGTCTCGGCCTTCTTGAAGGTCGAGGAGAACTGATCGGTGGCGACGATCTTGGCTTCTAACTTCGTTGAGGGCATTCGAACTCGTCACGCTTTCGTTTCGCTTCGAGCTCTACGGCCGCAAACGGCACGAGGAACTCGTAGGCGTCAATCCACTTCGCCGGCTGCGAGAGCCAGTCTGTTGCCGACCGCGGGAACTCATGCTGCGCCGACTGGACGATCGTCGTCGCGGCGCGGAAGACGTCGGTGGAATCGCCCTCGAGGTGCTTCTCGTAGGATCCTTCGAGGATGACCACTCGCTGGCGCTTGCAGACAGGGCAATCGTCCGCGGCCTCGCGGTGGAAGCAGGCGTCACAGTGAATCGTCCCTTGCTGGTCACCTTGCCATCCCTCGAAAAGCACGCTCAGGGCGATGAGCAGTTTTTTCGGTCGACCGGCGTCAACTTGCCGGCGTTGAGACAGACCGTCGCGATCTCGTTGAGGTACGGCGAGAGCCAGGTCGCGCACTCGTCTGTCAGATACCCGCCGCTCTCGAGCTCAAGAGTGAAGTCCTTCCCGTCCTCCCGTTTCAGGTTCTCGATCCGGTCGGCGAGAAGCCCGATGACGCGGCGCGCGGTCTCGTAGTTCCCGAGATTGGCGCCGCAGATCTCCTCGCATTGCAGGTACGTCCCCTTGTCCGGCACCCGCGCCCAGACGACGACCCGATCCCCCGGGGGATACAGCGCCTCGGTCGGCAGGTGAAGCGGGATGACGGTCCCGGGTTTACGGAGTATCGCCACGGAACCTCCCTGGTTACGGCAGACTGAACGTTCCCCCGGTCGGAGCGCCGATCCCGACGAAATCGAACGGCACCACGAGATAAGGTCCCACGTTTTCGTTCGAATCCACGGCGCGGACGTAAACCGTGTAGTTGTCGCCGAGGGGTTGTCCGGTAAGAAAAGTGCTCATCGTCACCTCGGTCGCCGGCGGCGTGACGTGGACAGTCCCGGGCGGATTGAGCTGGGTCCCCGTCGGGTTGTCGACCGCCACCTCGTAATCGGCAGGCACTCCGGATACCGGCGGCGTCCAGCCAAAGACGTAGTCGATCGTGATGTCGGGATTCTGAACCTGAGCCGAGGCCGGCGGTGTATCAGCCTGGAAAAAGAGACCGGCACCGACGATGGCGCCGATCGCCGCGAGAGTCGCGAATACGGTACGCATGAGAGAATGCTCCTTTCAGTGTTGCCAGATAATCAGTTCATCGTTGCTCGTCCCGCCCATGCGGATCTCGAGCGGCCGCGTCGCCAGAGACCGCTCGCTGCCGTTGTCGACGTTGACGAGCTGGCAGTCATCGGCGAAGAAGCTCCAGATGAGCCCCGCCACCGTGCCGACGTTCCACTGGACCCCGAAGCGCGTCCCGGCCCTGAGCTCGGCGAGCCAGTCCTTCGTCGCCGCGAGCACCTTCGCCGGGTCGACGGTCAGCGTCGGCGCGTCCTTCTGGTAGTCGGCGTAGAGGACGCCGCTCGCGGACTGCGCGTCCTCGCGGGCTTCCGGGTTGGTCTCGATCGTCATGGTCATCTCGCGGATGTCCGTCGGCGTGTAGCCGCCGAGGAGGAGAGCCGCCGAGAGGAAGAGCGGCGCCGCGTTGTCCTCCTCTGGATAGGTCGCCGGCGCGAAGAGCGCCAGGTCGCCGTGCGCCTCGTAGCCGCCGACGAGCCGCTGAGTTACGATGACGGGCTTCCCCACCTGGAAGAGCATCGAGAGGTTCGCAAGCATGCCCCTGCCGGTGAGGAAGGTCCCGTCCTCGAGGAACTTCCCGGTGACATGGTGGAGCGAGTCTCCGGCGCCGAAGTTCGAGTCGGCCGGTTTGTAGCGGAAGCCGTTCGCGGCTGGCGCACCGCCGGTCGTCGCGGTGGCGCCCGAGGTCCCCCCGGTGAGGACCTCCGCGGCGTCGAAGGCGCCCGAGGGGTCGATGTACTTGATGACCGCGGCGCCGTTCGCAGTATCGCGGAAGACCGTGGCCGTTTCGGTCGACGTCCCGCCGGTGATCGTCTCGCCGTCGAGGAAGGGACCGGTCGTCACCGCGCCGATGGGACTGTTCGTGACCGCCTCCACTTCGAGCATGGCGGCGAGCAGGAGGTCCTGGATCGCCGGCGCGACGCTCTGAGATGCGGGACCGCGGAGGATGTAGCTGATCGTCGCGTCGACCAGGGACCGCCCGGCCATGATCGGCCGCTTTGAGCTCGAGGCCTGGAGCTCCTCCGGGTCGAAGATGTCGACGTCGAGGTCCCACGAGTCGCCGTCGCGCATCCGCACGAGGAGATCGGCGACGACGATCGTCTCGGCGCTCCCCGGCGTCGCCTCCTGCTCGGCGGCGAACTCCCGTCGGTTCGTTCTCATGCTCTGTTCCTCAGAAAGGCTCGATGACGGTCTCGAGGTCCTCGTATGCCAGCTTGTACTGGACGACCAGGCTCACGATGGCGCCGTCGTTCGGCTCCTGCTCGTCCTCCTCCCAGAGCGAGCGGCTCTCGAGCCGCGCCAGGTTCGCCTCGAGCGTCTGCCAGTCCATGCCGTTGATGGCCTGCTCGACGTCGCCGGCGGCGAGCGTCTCGGCCTTGTCGGTCGGTACCGAGCCGTCGGTCTCGGCCGCGATCATGATCCAGACGTCCACCTCGAGGTCGCAGCGCCAGCCGCCCCCCTGCTCCTCCCGGTCGCGGACGATCCGCCGGCGCTTGACGAGGATGCTCGGAAGCGGTCCGGTCTCCGCCGTGTAGCGGTCCCAGCGCGCCACGAGGACCGGCGCGAACGATGCTCCAGTGTCGTCCCGGATCGCGTCGAGCGCCGTGACGATCGCGTCCAGGATGGTTTCCGCGTGGAGCGCCATTCACCGCGTCCCCCTCTTCGCCCGCGCCACGGCGCGGTCGCTCGCCGCCTTGAGCGATGTTGCGAGCCGCTGCCTGAGCTCCGGCAAGAACGCCCGCCAGGTCGAGAAGAATCCGAGCCGCGGCTTGATCGTCACCTGCCGCACCTTGATGACCTTCGGCCGCGCGCCGCGCTTCACCTTGACGCCGGCCCTGCGGAGCGCCGCGACGCTCTTCACCCTGACGAAGAGGAAGTTGCCGCGCCGTGGCCGGATCGTCCCGCCGGTCTCGTGGATCACCGCGACCGGGTTCGAGTTCGACATCAGCGCGGCCTTGCGGTGCAGCTCGCCGCGGCCGAGCAGCGCGCCGCGGAAGCCGAGCGCCCGCGCCTTCGCCGGCACGGACACCCCGCCTCCCGAGGCCTTCTTCGCGAGCCGGCGCCTCACCTGGATGCCGCCCTTCTTCAGCCGCTCCTTCGCGAACTTCTTGTAGAAGGCGCCGGCCGCGCGCGCGAACGAGCGGTTGAACTCGGCGTTGAACACCCGCGGCGCGTCGCGCATGAGACGCTTCACCTCGCGGTCGTTGATCTCGACTCGGAACTCAGCGGGCACAGTAGAGCCGCCGCGACGCGGCGTCCTCGTCGATGATGCGCTTCACGTGATAGTGCTTTCCGTTCCAGAGGACGACGTCCTTCAGTTCAGTCACCGTCGGGATGTCGGTCTTCGACACCTGGACGACGATCGGCGCGTCGAGTCCCTCGGCGGCGACGCCGATCAGGTTCGGGTCGTCGGCGTACCCGGGAGTGACGAAGGCGTTGACGTCGCTCCAGGGACCGTCGCCGGCGCCGTAGACCGTGTCGAGCTCGGCTTCCGTGAGCGCGCGGCCAGCCCAGAACATGCCGTCGTCAAGGTCGCCCGAGAGACCCGCCGTCGTGAAGGCGCCGAGCTTGATCCCGGCGGCGAAGGTCGTGTGCGGGAAGCCGCCGGCCTCGCCGGCGGCGGACACCAGGGTCCCGTTCAGGTATGCCGAGAGCATCTGCGTCCCGGCGTCGAAGACGCCAGCGGCGAGGAACCACGTCCCGACGGCCGGCGCCAGGACGCCAGCAGCCACCGACGAACTGCCGCCGGCGCCGTCCGCCTGGTGGAAGACGACCGTGTCCGAGGCGAGCTCGTAGCGCAGGATCAGCGCCTGGTCGGTGAATGTCGGCGACCAGATCTCGATGAGGCTCTGATTCCCGGTCTTCGCGGCGAGCCGCACCCAGGCGAGCGCGGTCATGCTGACGAGTCCCCTGACGTCGAAATCGTCGAGCGCCGCGAGGTTGCGCCTCAGGTAGTTCGATGCGTCGAAAGGACCGCGCGCCTTGAGGATCTTCCCGTCTGCCTTCGATCCGACGGAGCCGACGGCCGCGAGATGGTTTCCGCGACCCGAGACGTCGACGGCCCTGCCGGACGACTCCTCGAGCTCCCAGCGGCCGACGAGACCGGTCTCGAGCGCGCCGAGAGCGTGGACGCGGTAGGAGATCGGCTCGGCGAGCTCGCCGAGCGCGAGCAACGCGTCGATGTCATCACGGATGTCGGTGGCGAAGGTCATGGCGGCTTCACGGAAAGGAGGTTGGCCGGCCGCCCATCATGGGAAGGCGGCCGGCCTGGGGCTGTGGCGGTTTACGTCTGCGGCGCGAGCAGGACGTTCGGATGGTTGAGCAGAATCCGGCCGCGAGAGGCGGTCGTCGTGGCCGCCTTCGACGCGACGCCGATGCGCGTGTTGCTCGTCGCGACCGTGGTCAGCTCGGTGCCGTCCCAGTAGACGTCCTCGCCGGCCGTCAGCGTCACGCCGGTGTTCTTCGCGAGCTCCCATTCGCCGTCGATGTGGACGCCGTAGACTGCGCCGTTGGCGACCGTATCGGCGACGATGCCGATGGTGTCGCCGCCGTTCACCTCGACGGCGCCGCTCGTCTTCGCGGTCGCAGCGACCACGATGAGCCGTCCGCCTTCGGAGATTTTGTTGTTAGCCATTGTGGAAACCTCTTCGTTTTGTCACGAAAACTCTTCCGCTGCCTCCGACTACGCGGCGCCCTTCGAACGGAACAGGCCGCGGTGCTGGAGCGCCCTGGTGCCGTAGTCGACGAAACCGGCCCAGGCGAAGCCGAGCTGGTCGCCGGTGTCGAGCTGCATGAACTCGGGTCCGCTCTGGCCTTCGAGCCGGGTCACCTCGACGGTGTCGGTCGTGGACGGGTCGGCGACGAGATACCAGGCCGTCGTGCCGTTCGTCGCGTCGTCGAGCAGCGCCTCGACGAGGACCTCGAGCGAACGGTCGTAGGCCGTCTGAGCCGTCGCCGCGGTCGTCGGGAAGTAGATCCCGTTGACGATCGCGTCGGCGGTCTGCTCGAGCGTCGCCGGGACGAGCAGGATGCGCGGGGAGATGTTGAGCCGCGCACTCGACGGCGTCACGGCGCCCGGATGTCCCGACGCCGTGATCCCCTTCTGGCGGCGCATGTTCGCCTTGCCGACCGCGAGCTGCGAGGTCTGGAGGGTAGTGCCCGCGCCGGTGATGTAGTTGGCGCCCGACGGATGGGTCGTCGCGAAGAGCGCGATGCTGTCCTCAGCCATCGTCGGGCCGATGCCTGCGGCCGACGTCAGATGGTCGTAGACCGCCTTGTTGATCGTCCGCGCGCCGGCGTTCCCGAAGAGGAGCGGGATGCGGGTGAAGGCGCCCTGGTCGTCATTCATCCATGCCTGGCGGCCGATCACGAACTTCCTGCCGTAGGTCTGGAGCTGGACGTTCTCGCCCGTCTCGCTGATCGTCGACTCGGGGAGCGGCATCCCGTCCGGCACGAGCTCGAAGTCCTGGATCTCGCCGAGCGCCGGCCGGCTGCCGATCTTGAAGTCCGGAGCCGTGCCGGCGACGGTCCATCGCTGGTACGTGGTCGCGGCCTCCATGAACCCCTGCTGCATGCTTTTGTTGGCGACGTTCGAGAGCAGGGTCGGGAAGTCGCCGCTCGTGTGCGAGAGAGCGCGCAGCACGTAGTCGATCGGCCGCGCGAAACGCGGCAGGACGATGCCGCGTGCTGCCAGCATCATCCGCGCGATTTCGCTCGAGCGAATGCCGGCGGGGATCTCCTCCTGGAAATCCTTCGGGCGCTCGTACTTGATCCGGCCGCGCAGGAGCATGGCGCCGTAGCAGACCTCGCGCACCTTGTCGATCTCGTCGTGGCCGCGCTCGAGCGGCGGGCCCGCCGGAGTCGGATTGCGGCGCGACAGGACCTCGATGACCTCGGTCCGGACGTCATCGACGTCGCGGTCCTTGTCGAACCACTCGACCGCCTTCGCAGGGTCGCCGATGCGCGCCGCGAGGTCCTGGAACGCGACGACCTTCGCCCGCGCCTCGCCCTTCGCCTTCAGCGCCGCGGCGGCCAGGTCGGGATTCTGAGCCGGCGGCGCTGCGGGTGCCGGCGGCGGGTCCGCCGGCGGCGCCGCGCGCGCCTCCGCCGCGTCCAGCTTGTCGAGGACGGCGATCGCCGCCTCCTCGCTCGCGAACCCGTCGGCCGAGAGGCCGCGGACCGCAAGCCTTGCGAGAGTCTTTTCCGAGAACATGGCCTTCTCCTTCTTTTCCTGCCGGCCCACGCCGACGGTGACGTCGGCCGGAATCGGCGTCAGTGAGATTTCCCGCGGCGTCCACCGCGTGGCGACCTCGAGACCGCGGTCGCCGCCCTTGAACGTCTGTCCACCCGGCGAGGTCCATTCCTCGCGCTCGCCGACGAGCTGCGCCTTGTCGACGCTGAAGCGGACGCTGACTCCCCTGAGCGAGCCGCTCTGCACCTTCGCGAAGGCGCGGTTCCCAACGTCGTCGTCGTCGAACTTGATCGTCGCGCGTCCCTTGCGCGACTTCTCGTCGACCGATACCGACTCGATGCGCCCGACGATGGATTCGATGCTCGGGTCGTGATTGAGAAGCGCCGCACCCATGGTGCGGAGGACGGAAAGGTCGACAGCCTTCTCTTCATGAAGCAGCGTGGTCGGGGGTCCGAAGAAGCGATCGCGCACGGCGGCCTGGGACGAGAACGAGACCTCGACCGTCCGCGCCTCGGCATCGATGCTCTGGCGCTCGATCGTCGCGTCGCGCGTGAAGACTTCCCCGGACTCCTCACGCGACCTTGCGCGGTCCCTGGCTGCTGTCTGCATCGCCAGGCGCTTCTTCTTCCTCTTCGTCTTCGAGATCGACATCTGTCGCGCTCTCCGTCTTCTTTCCCAGGGACGTCCCCTGCTCGGCGGCGAACTTCTCGGCAGCCGCCTTCTTCTTCACGTTGTCGTAGAGGTCCCGGCCGAGACGCCGGCAGGCGTCGACCGGGTTGTCAAGGCCGATCTCGATCGCCGTCGCGGTGGCTGTGACCTCCTTCTGCGGGTCGACCCACTGCCATCCCTGCGGCGTCCAGGAGACCGGCCATCCCGCGCGGGTCGCGGTGAACGGCACGACGCCGCCCAAACGCGCCGCATCGACGAACCAGTCCCAGACGACGGCGAGGACCTCGTCGATGAACTCGGTCTGCTCCGGCTCCCATTGCCGGCGGTCCTCGAGGCTCGACTGGCGCGCCGAGGAGAAGTTCGTGCGCGTGAAGTCGCGCGCCAGCAGCTCGTAGCTGATCCCGATTCCGGTGGCGATCGAGCGCAGGACCAGGGTCACGAAGGGGTCGAACGCCGTCGACTGGATTGCCGGCGCGACGCTTTCGAGCGAGTCCCCGGTGCCGCCGTGGATGTAGAGACCGCCGCCATCGTAGATGTCGACGAGCTTGTTCCCGTGGTCGTCGAGGTTCTGCGGGCTCTGCGCGCTCTTGAGTCCGGTGAGCGGCGAGCCGGCCGTCTTGTGGAGGAAGACGAATGCACTGGCGATCTGCGCCCGGGTCAGCTCGTGGTTGAGGTACCGCTTGAGCGCGTCGAACTTGTCCCAGACCGGCCCCATGGGGGAGAGTCCGCGGACCGCGCCCGGCCGGTGCGGCTTGAAGAGATGGACCACCTGGTCCGCCGAGACCACCTCGACTTCCGTCGAGCCATCTTCGCGGAAGAAGTGATAGGCGACCGGACGGCCGGCTTCGAACTGTACACCTTGAACGATGCCGTTCGCCTTGTCCGTCCGGTCGCTGAGCTGCTCGCCCGAGACGACCTCGAGCGCCAGCGGCACCCGACCGCGGCCGCGGTCGACGGTGTGCCGCCTGAGGAAAACATCGTTGGCGATCCAACGCTCGCGGTAGAGGCTCCGCTGCAGCGACGAGAGGCTCTTGCGTCCCGTCAGGTCGGCGTTCTGCGCCCAGTCGGAGAACACCTTCTCGACGCGGTCGTTCGCCTTGGTGTCGGGCAGGCCAGCGGACGTCCCGCTCTTCATCTCGATGGCGCTCTCAGGACGCATGCCGCGGCCGATGACGTTCCCGGTGATCGAGTTGACGGCGCCGACGGCCCATGAGTTCGTCGCGTAGAGCGTCCGCGCGATCGCCAGCAGCTTCGCCCGGTTCTGCTGCACATCCTGCTCGACCGACACGGTGCGCTCCCGCCGCAGCCGCTTCTGGGTGTCGTTGACGTGCTCTGAGAGTAGGCCGCTCACGTGCCGCAGGTGCACCCGCGCCACGGCGCGTCGGAGCGCCCACCCTGGGAATACCGAGGCGAAGAGACGGCCGACGGCGCTCATGGCTCGAAGAACCTGAAGCCGGCGATGGCCGAGCCGAACTCTTCCTGGATGGCCTGCGCGGCGTAGTGCTCGCGGACCCGCAGCAGCTCGGCGAGGGGAGACTTCTGGACGCTGCGGCCGTCCTGGAGCGAGTAACGGTCGATCGCCTTCCCCTGGATCCTCGCGAGGACCTCGGTGTCAACCGCCGCACGGATCTGAGCTGCTGTCGCCATAGAGCATCGTATGGCGGCAAACAGCACTACCAGTCAACAAGATTGCATATATAGCAGGTCAGGCGAGCGCCTCCCAGGTCTCGAAACGCTTCCCGCACTTGCGGCAGCAGCGCTGTCGCCTGCGGCCGGTGCCGAGGCTGATGGTCCGGAAGACGTAGTGGTCGTCTGAGGCGCACTTCGGGCAGACGATCCCCGGCGGCGGCGCCTCCACGCCACCCGTGACGTCGACCTCGCCTTCCTCGGCCGGTTCGTCATCGGCCGGCTTCTTCCTGCGCTCGCCGCCATCGGCGAGCCGCGTCCTCGAATGCTTGTCCATAGGGTCACTTCCTTTCGTCGCGGAACCAGAGTCCCCGCGGCGTCCTGAGAAGGAAGCCGGCGCCGCCGCGGAGCTCCGGATACCTGAATGCGTCGTGCACGACGAGGATGACGCCCTGCACCCTGAGCCAGTGCGAGATCTCGGCCGGCCGGGTCTCCGGACCCGAGTCGAGGAAGACGAAGTCGGGCCGCTCGGCCGAGTCCCGCGAGTCGCCATCGATGACCGCGGCGAAGCCAATATCGGCGACGCGCTCGTAGGCGATCCGCCGGTAGTGGTCGTCGCGCTCGTAGGACCAGAGCATCCCAGAGCCGTTCAGGCGCAGCGCGTCGGCGATCGCCGCGGTCGAGTACCCCTTCCCGGCGCCGCTCTCGACGCAGCGCGCCGGCTTCGTGGCGCGGACGAAAGCGTGGAGGAACTCGGCGACCTCGAGCTCGACCGCCATCTCGTCGATGGCCAGGTAGCCGGACGGACCGTTCCGAGTGAAGCTCTGCTCGTCGCGGGTCGCGAGCGACCTCAGCTCCTCGATGACGTTCACGGCTCCCCCTTCCTGGCGCGGCCGACGATCGCCATGACGTCGGCGAGGTTCACCGTCGAGAAGTGGTTACAGGGATATCCCCAGTGGACGTGCACCTTGAACCCGGCGGCCTTGACGCGCTCGCAGAAGGCCAGGTCGCTCCCGAGCTCGACGGTGCCGTCCGGGTTCCAGAGGCGCTGGAACGGCCGCTCGAGGACATCGCCGGCGAAGATCCGGCGGTGGGCAAGGAAGCAACCGGTCCCGATGGCGTCGACTTCCTCCATGCCGACGCCCGGCCGCATCGGGAGCGGCTCGTAGCCGTCCTTATGTTTCCTGTACGCGTTCCACGTGAGCGTCGGCTCGTCCCGGGAGTTGTGCCGCCAGACCGGCGTCGGGCAGCCGACGAGGTCGCAGTCGTAGTCGATGAGGTCAAGCGGGTTCCCGGCCGGCGGGTTGTCGGCGTCGATCGACAGCCACCATTCGAACTCGCCGGCGAGGAACTGCCGGAGCGCATGGCTCCGACATGCCTCGCTCGGCGTCGTTGAGGGGAAGGCGAGCTTCGAGTCGAAGCGGTCGTCGTCGTAGAGCTCGAAGAGCCGCGCCACGACGAAGCGGTCGATCTCGCCGAGGTTTGGGACTGAGATCAAGACTTTCGGCTTCACACCCAGATGCTTCAACACCGCTTTCTTGATTGTATCAACGTCCGTCGTTCGTGACTTACTGTTCACCTGATCACCTCCTCCCGCCACCGCACGACGCGCTGCCCGTCCTGCTCCGGCGCCTTGGTCTCGAGCTGCAACAGTTCGGCCGCCGCCACCTGGTACGTCTCGCAGTCGAACGCGTGGTTCGGAGTCCCATCGGGGACGCAGCGCCAGACGAAGTCGACGCGGCCGGTACGCTTCGAGACTTCCTGCACTTTCTGCTCGGCGACCATGTGGTCGAAGTATTCGGCCGCCACGTCCATCGGAATGTGCCACCGGTCCTGCTCACGGACGAGCCGGTGAAGTTTGTCCTTGTAGTAGTCGGTCGAAATGCTGAGCATCCGGACGTCCTCGCCCGAGACGCTGACGACGCTCTGGCGCTGCTGTGATTGAGCGCGGCCGACGCCCTTCACCGCCCAGGCGCCAGTCTTCAGGCAGAACTGGTAGACCTCGTCCGTCCGGTAGCCGCTGTCGATGAGCGCGAAGTCCACCCGCAGACGCCGGCCCCCCTCGCTCTCGTAGACGCCTCGGAAGAGTTCCGCAATGTCCTCCCACGAGCTCTTCCGTCCGAACTCGATGAGCCACGACTCGCCCATGGCGCCCCAGCCGCGCAGGACGTAGAAGACGTAGGTCTGGCCGGCCTCCGACTGGACGTCGACTGTAACGACGAGATGCCGGACGCCTTCGGGGACGCGCTTCTGCGGATACGGCAGCATGCAGGCGCGGATCCGGTCTTCCTTCAGCTCGAGCTTCGTCTCCTGCCAGGGAAGCGCCTGCCAACTGTTGCGGAAGTTCATGAGCTTCGCGGCCACGGGACGGCCGTTCCGGTAGCAGGACAGGAACTTCGCGGCAATCTCGCTGAACGTCAGCCACGGCGAGTACGCCGCCCAGAGGTGATAGCCGGTCTTCCGCCGCGACGCCGGCTTCCCGAGGACCTCACCCGTATTCGAGACGGGGGTCCCGAGCGGCGCCCAGACACCACGGCGCAGCATTGCGTCCTTGTGCTGGTCCTCTATCCGTCCCCCGCACTCACGGCACTGGTACCAGGCCAGCCGCCCGTCCACCACCTGGTCGGGGTCCCGCACCCCCTCCGGCCACTTAATGCCGTGCCCCCCCTCGTGCGGCGATCCCATCTCGAGTGCCTGGTACTCGCCGCAGCGCGGACACGGAACGTTGTAGCGCTCATTCGTCGAGGCCAGCAGCTCAGGCCAGATGTACTTCCTATCAGTCGTCGGGGTCGACGCCTTCAGCACCACGCGGTCCAGGAAGGTCCGCGCGCGCTCGGTCGCGAGCTCGATCGGGTCGGCCTCCTTCCCGGTCCACTCCTCGTACTTGTCGGTCTCGTCGAGACAGATGAATCCCTTCGCCCGCGAGGATAGCTCGGTCGGCGATCGCGCCCCGACGAAGTGCAGCCAGATGCCGCCGAGCCGCACCGAGCCGCGGTTCATCTCCTTCTTCCGGCCCGGGTCGAGCAGCTTCGCCAGCTCCGGCGACTCGCGGATGATCGGCTGCACCCGCTCGACGTTGATGCCGGTCGCAGCCGGGTCCGTCGGCATGACCAGCATCGCCGGCCGCTTCAGCTCGACGATCGCGTAGAGCACCACGGCGATCTCCGCGAGCGTCTTCCCCACCTGCGTCGACCAGCAGAGCGTCACCTGCTCGACCTGGTCGTCGGTGACGTCCCTGAGCGGCTGACGGAGGTAGGGACACCAGTCGAGCGAGAGCTTCCCGGGAATCGAGCTGACGCTACGCGGCAGCACGATGACGCGCTCGGCCCACTTGTCGACCGGCTCGAACTCGGTCTCCGAGAACGCGCCCCACTGGGACCGCTCGAGCAGCTCAATCGCTGAAGTTCCGTCGTGCGGCGAATTCACGTAGCAGCTCTCTCACTTTCGCTTTCATGACCCGGTTCACTTCGACAGCCGTCTTCCCGGCGAGCGCCGGACCGAGCGCGCGGACCCAGTTCTCGAGCTCGTCCGCGAGGAACTCCATGGTCCTGCGGTTGAGCTCGCGCACAGCCTCGACGCTGACGAGCTCCGAGCGCAGTCGCTTCTCCTCGAGCGCCGCGATCGCCGCCCGGTGCTCGCGCTCGTCCGCCTGCGCCTTCCGGAGCCGCGCCGTGTCGTCGCCGGCGCGCTTCGGTCCAGCGGCGCCGCCGTTCGGGTTCGGCGACCGCGCGGCGAGATAGCCGTGGTCCTTGAGCCAACGCCTTACCGCGATCACGCTGTAGCGCCCCTGCTTGTCCTTGTGCTCGGCGCCGCAGGGACAGCCGCGGTGCTTGTACCCGAGCAGCGTCGCCGAGGCTTTCCCGACCGCGGCCGCGAGCTCGGCTATGCTGGTGGCGTAGCGCTTCATTCACCCCGGGGAGGCCCTTTCGCGTAGGTCTTGGCGTGAATCATCGCTCTAAGTCGTTGCAGGGAAATGTGTGAGATAGAGCAGCCAATGCCACCGCTTTCTTTCGGACGCCGGGAAGGACCCGTTGGCACGGCGCTTGCCTCGACCGCCGAGGCAAGCTGCGTGCCGCGTCACAAGAGAAACCGCCTGAGCGCCTGCACGATCGTCCCCGGTTCAGACCTCGACTCCCAGAACTCGTGCACCTCGTCTCGATCGAAGACGAAGAGCGTGAGCTTCCCGTCAGACGCGAGACCGAGGCTGACCCGGCGAGTCGGCGTCGCATCGGGATCCCTCCACTGGATTCGCAGTCCGGCCTTGCCATCGTCCTTGACTGCATCGAACGTGTATGCCAAGTCTCATTCACCCTGATTGTATCGCTTACCGAACTCGGCAAGCGCTGCCTCGAGATTACCAACCGCGCCAATTTCCGACCAGAACTGCCTGAACGAACGTTCAGGCGCGTCGATCTTGATCGTCATGTCGATCCGCAGAAGAGCGATATTGTTAAGAGCCGTCTCGACGTAGTGAGCTGCTGCTTCACGATCGCTCGAGAATGGACGTTGGCAGATTCCAGTTCTGTACGCGTGCAGCAACGGACTCCCGCAACGTTGACGCCTGGTGAAACTTTCGATGACGGCGTCGCGGTTACGCGAGAGATGGACGAACATGGAGTCTGGATACCGCTCGGCCAGCGTACCCAGAAACCACGAAAGCCGGTTGTCGACCTCGATGTGATTGTCCTGGTAGGACCAGTCCACGTACCTGCCGCTCTCGTGAGCGCTCGTGTAGTTGGTGATGTGAGAGCATGCCTTGGCGAAGGTCATGCTGCCGCATCGGCCGGTGCAGAGGACGAAGATTCTCATCCGAACTGCCTCTTCAGCAGCCACTGCACAGCCGCCATGCAGCCGGCGGAATCGTCAGGGAAGACGCCCTCAGTGAACCGCTCGCCATCCGGCCTGACGGTCTGGATCACCAACTCTGCGGGCTCCACCGGCTCCTCCGTCAGATAGCCCTCGAGCTCGCGGCGGATGTGGTCCGAGCAAACCGGACAGAAGCCGCCCGCAAAGCTGCGCATGCGGCAATCGCGGGTCGGCCGGTAGATGCCGTACTCGTAGCCCGCGGCGCCCTCGACCGCCCCCTGGACGAGGTGACGCCATTTCGCGCCACGCGGGTCCAGCGTGATGTTGGGTTCGCGCGGTTCCTGGGAGCGATACGCATTGCCGGAGCCCCCGTACTCGTCGGCGAGCCCGAGCACGTGGCCCCATTCGTGCAACCCGCACGCCGTCCAGCGCTGCGGGTTCCAGCGATCCGTGTACGTCCAACAGATGCCGCCGCCTTCGCCGCCGCCCTTGCCGCCGTAGAGGCTGCAGTTGACGAGCATAATGATGTGCTCGTTAGTTGCCGGGATGCCGCCGGTCAGGTGTTGCTTCACCGCTGCGTCATCCCCCGAGATCACGTGCCCCGCCCGCGCCCCCTGGCCGTACTCGGCCTTGAACGCCGTATTGAGCGGCCCGGCCTTCGGCTTCAGGTAGCGCGCCGACTGCTTCGACGGCACGAAGAACGCGTGCAGATTCAGCAGCCCGTGGCGGTACCAGGGCTCGCTCTTGATGACGGCGGCGAGCTGCTTCGCGTGCGCCTCGAAAAACGGGCGCTCGGCCTCGGTGTAACCTTCCGCGAGTAGCACGACATTCAATCTTCCAGAATCAGATCCCCCATCTAAAATCTTCATTCTCGAGGCCTCCGTGAGCAGCGGCGAATCGCCACTTTGCGCAATTGGGATATCCGCGCCTGAGAAAGTCCGAGGATGGCTCCAATCTCTTTCTGGCTGCGTCCTCGAGCGTAGTACTGCCTCAGAATCGCCATCTCGCGCGGCGGACACGCGGCAATCCGGCGCGCAAAGGAATCGTACGCTATGAGGAAGCGTCCGGGCATGCCGCCGGACGACCTTCAGCAGATATGGCCGGTAGGCCGCCAGCAGCCTTTCGAGAGACCCGTCATCGCGAGTCTCGAAGTACCTGCGCCAGAGATTCAACCGGCCGGCGTCGGGACCGCCGTCGCGGATCTTCATGAGATTCTATCCAGGCGCCTCAAGAGCCTCCCTGCCTTCTGGTCGGAGATCCACTTGCGCGGTCGGCATCCGAAAGGGCACCGCATCTTCTTCACCGCGCCCCAGAGCCGGCAAATTGCAGGGCGGCTCGAATAGATCGAGCAACGTCCGTTTGCGAGAAGCGAACATGTAAGCGTCGAATGGTTAAAACTGATAGCTGTATTATAATCTGATCCGCCGCTCCTCCGCCGGCGAACACCACACCGGCCCACATGCCTCCTGGCACTTCCCCTTGCAATGCACGTCGGGGATCTGCGCCCATATGCTATCAACATCCGAAGCGTCGCTCATTCCTCCTCCGGGCGAAACCCCGTCCACCTCGCGAAGTTGATGTCTCGCGAGCCAAGCAGAATCTTCGCGATCGCGTCGCCCTCCTCTGCCCGGTCCGCGACGTACTCCCAGAGCATCTCATCCTCTATGGCGTGCGCCACCTCGTCATCGTGCTTGTGCGCGTCGATCTTTGATGAGCCAGTTTTCAGCTGCACGTTTCGTCATTCCACCCTCTCGCACACCTCCTCGACTTTCCGCTCGTGGCAGCGCTCACACCAGTATTCGGCGACTTCGTGCAGGTATTCCGGGACTTCGCACGAACCCCAGCTTCGATGTCGCGACCCGGGGACCTCCCGCCATTTGTGCCGGCAGGGGACCGTGGGCGAAGTGCCAGAGCCCTCGACGCGTATCGTGATCACGGCTGCGCCTCCTCCGGGTGATCAAGATTTCGTGCAAACATAACGAGAAGCGCGTCGAACGCCCTGTCCTCGCATTCCTGACAGGTCTGCGTCTCGTTGTCCAACGCCGGGTTCTCGCCGCACTTGGTGCATGTCGTCATTCTTCCTCCTGTGTTCAATCTTCTACTTCGATGATGTCGCCCTCAAAGACCTGCCCATCTTCATTCCACGCCTTGATGTGCAGCACATCCTTCTTGGTGGGGGGCTCCGGCTCTGGCTCCGGCTCGCTGGCGCCTCCCGCCTCGAGGCTGTAGACGTGGATGTGCGGGCGTTCCTTTCGGTACGCGCCCGACTCTGTCGTCTCGTCCGGCGGGTACGCTTCGAACACGTAGAGCCGGCCGGTCACGCCGTCGAACGCCATACCGCCCACGTCACTGGACTCATGGAGCTCGGTGAGGACGATCGGCGGCTGTTCCTGGAACAGCGGGAACGTGTAACACATCAGCCAGACCTCGCGGGCCGTCGTGTGGTTCCCTTTCGACTGCTGCCACCGATCGACGATCCCCGACGCCTTCCAAGCCTTGCGCCAGTGCTCGGCGGGGAAGCCGTGCTCGGCCGGATCGAACCACTCCGGCAGCTTGTCCGGCATGTCGTGCTGGCCGTACCAGACGGGGCCCACCGCCTTCGACACCAGAAAGCACACGTAGCCCGGGAGGAACGCCAGCGCGGTGTACTTGTCCGCTTCTGTCCAGTCGGGACGGTCGTGATTCCAGTTTCTTAGGACCGAGAAAGTGTAGAGAGCTGGACCGTGATGCACCTCAGGATTACCCGCTCCATCGGAACGCCCACACCAGAGATCCCCGTTGTACGCCGTGAGGTAACCGCTGGTCTTTTTGATGTGGCCGTCCGCGATCTTGACGAGCCGCTCGCCATCCCAGAGCGAGACGCGATCGCCGTCAGTGCCGTCGAGGTCATAGTACTGATTCCACAACGCCCAGAGCTTCCCCTCGTGAACGGCCAGGCCCACAAGCGCATCGAGCTTCGCGTCGGCGAGCTGCTGGCGCGGCATGATCTCGTGAAACGCGACTGTCTGTTCCGCGGTGCGGCCGTCGAACTTATCCGGGATGCGCACCTGCGCCACCAGGTCGCCGACGTCATGGCCGGAGAGCCAGATGTGCTTGCGGTCACCGGACAGACAGAGTGCGCGTCCGCCGAAGCCGAACTTCGCGTAGGCGCGAAGCGGCTCGGGAAGCGCCGGGTCGTGCGGCATCTTTCCTGCTGGCAGGCGGAAGAAACCGAGGTGCTTGAGTATCATTCCACCGGCCCCTTCCCCTTTATGCCCCGGCAATCAGGGCAACCGCGGCAGTCCGGGTCGTGTCCAAGCTCGCGCTCCCGGGTCATGTCCGTCACCGTGCCGCCAGCGAACGGAATCGTGTGCTGCTCCGTCTCGCCGTCCAGAATCGGGTGCGGGCAATCCGCTGCGCTGCCTTTTCCGGCCTCGAAGGCGTACTTCGCGCCCGCCTGCCAGCCGGCGAAGAACGCCGCGCGCATCCGGCGCTCCACCGCTGTGCTCGGCTCCAAGTACAGATTCTCACGCCACTGTTGCCATACGAGCTCGCAGCGCGTCCAAGGCGATTCGCTCATGGCTCCTCCGGCGTCGCCGCCTCCTCCGCCGCATCGCGGCTCCTCCTCTCGCGTAATGCCGCCCGGCGCAGCGGGATTGACACTTGCCGGGCGGCTATGCACACCAGGAATTCACTACATGCTCAACACCACCCCCTTCCTTACGGAGCGGACTCCTGCTGCTCGATCCTGAGGGCCGTCGCTGCCGCGGGACGTTCCGGCTCGGGCGGTGGATCCGGCTCGGGCGGTGGATCCGCTGGCTGCGGCACGACGCGGATGAGCAGCGGTTTCGAGTAGGGGCTGTCCCGTGAGTTCTCCCCGGGTCCGGAACCGAACGGCCGAAGGCTCACGTCGACCAGGTAGTCGCCGGGCGGGACGACATTCCCGACCGGATCTCGGAAGGCGACAGCGAACGGGACCTTGAGGGTTCCCGCGGCGCTCACCGGCGGATCGTAGGTGTAGAGGGTCCATTCAATCGCCGTTCCGCTCGGCAGCCTGTAGCGCAGGATCGCCGAGCCGATGGCGCCGGAATATTCGCCGCCGTCGATGTTGCGGGCGGTCCAATCGAAGGCGAAAGCCTTCTCGGCCATCCACGCGCCGACGACGATCGGGTCGGGGATGGCCGGGCCTTCGTCGAGCGGGGCGCCGAAGGCGGCGGCGACGAGGACGAGAACGAAGGGGAACGTGTTCATGGTTTCTCCATCCCTAACCAAAATTCTTCTACGCATTCACCCACCCACGACCATCCCCTCGCTGAATGTTTCAATCTGCCGTGCCTCGATCCGTGACAGGTCGTGCAAAGAACTTCGAGATCCTCGAGCCTTTCTCTACCCCATGGGAGCTTGTAGTTCTTATGGTGCACATCAAGGTCCCGAGCAGGTCGTCGCTCGCCGCAATGCGCGCAGCGATACTTTCCTTCGCGAATTCTCCGGCGTCGTATGAGCCACCATTCCCGACTGTCGAGAAACCGTCGGTACTTCGACCGACGGGAGACCGCCTGCTTTCGATCGCGACTCCCCTGCTCCTCGTCGGCGCTCGTAGCGAGTCCACGTCTTTTCGGCCGAGGCTGATTGAGGATCCAGACGAAGAGCGCAAGCGGATTTCTCCCGACGCGATTCGCGTGCGCCCGCAGAGCCCAGATTTCGAGCTCGTGAGACTCAGATTGAGTACCGGGACCGTTGAGCTGCAACAACACGAATCGCACCTTTCGCGAGAACGCCTTCGAATCGAGCATATCCTGAGATTGAAAAAAACCTACTTGCAGGGTCGCCCCCTCTCACCCTTGCGCTCCCTAGAATTGGGGGGTCCGCCTAGAAGAGTAGGTTTCTTAACATCCTGCTCCTGCTCCTGCTCCTGCTCCTGCTCCTGCTCCTGCTCCTGGGTTCCCCGCTGTTTTCTCAACCTCAAGAAAGTAGCGACGAACCACTTTCGAAGTGAATCGCTAAGTTCTTTCCCTGTTTCGCTATAACGACCCAGCAACGGTGTGTGTGGTACATCTTCCAGGTCTTTCAGGCATCCCGTGAGTGTGTTGCGATTCTTGGGGTCGTTGTAACGCCACCATTTCGGGATCATCACGCATCGGCTCGGCTCGTCGAACGGCCATTCCATGATCGCGCAGGCTGACTTCGCCGTCGCGAGCCAGAGCTCAGGCGACCACCCGAGCCGCTCTCCCCCGAGCGCCGCCGAGAAGTAGAAGAGCCCGCAGCGGTTCGACTGGCCGGTCAGCAGCTCCAGGACAACGAGCTTCTGGCGGTCGTCGAGCCTCCGGAACTTCTCGTCGTTCCAAATCCTCGGGTCGATCTTCCGGTACTTAGCCGCCACCGAATCCCCTCCTCCTCGGGCTTCTCTTCCACCTCTCGAGCCCGTCCCACACGCCCTGGTTCGGGCGCGGCCGCCTCCCCGTCGCCTCCAGGCGCTCGAGACGTTCGCGGTCAGTCATGGGTCCTTGTTCGCTCACCTGATGACATCCACCTGGGCAAAGAGCGGCGCGTCGTTCGCAATCCGTGAACGAGCCAACTCGAGATACTCCGGGTTCAGCTCGATGAGAACCGCAATTCCGGCCGAGGCGGTCGGCGACCAGCCCGACCGTTCCGGCGCCACCGAATGGGTCCAAGACCGTCCCGCCTTCGGGGCAGCCCGCCTTGATGCATGGCTCGACGAGCTTCGTTGGGAACGTTGCGAAGTGCGCGCCCGGGAAGGGCGCGGTGGGGATGGTCCAGACATCGCGGAGGTTGCAGCCTCGCGGATCAACGATCCGAACAGTTTTGCTCCAACTGCCGGACGCGACTTTCCCCAGGGAATCCTGAGATGACGCCTTGCCACACGATCCTTGCCCGCGATGCGTAAGCGTCTTCTCGGCATGTGGCTCCCGCACCGCGTCCGCGGCGTAGTAGTAGCGCTCGGACTTCGCCAGCAGGAAGAGATGCTCGTGGCTCTTCGTCGGCCGGTCCGTCACCGACTCGGGCATGGGGTTGGGCTTCGCCCAGATGATATCGCTTCGCAGATACCAGCCGTCGGCCTGGAGGGCGAAGGCGACTCGCCATGGCATGCCGACGAGGTCCTTGGGCTTGAGGCCACGTGGACGAGGTCGTTGCTGCCGTTGCTTCTGGACTTTTTCTATCCCTGTTCTTACGCCAGCCTTGCCAGGAAGCAATCCCGCCGATTGCAAACTATCATGTCGTCCAACTTCGCCGCTCGCGTACGTGTCCCCGTAGTTCAGCCAGAGCGTCGCATCCTTCCGCATCACCCGCCGCACCGCGCGGAAGACCTCCACCATGCGCTCGACGTGCTCCTCCGGCGTCGCCTCGAGCCCGAGCTGTCCGTGAACGCCGTAGTCGCGCAGCCCCCAATAGGGCGGGGACGTGACGACGCAGTGGACCGACTCCAGATCAAGGCGGCCGAGGACCTGCAGACAATCGCCGAGGTAGAGCTTCACCGTCATCGGCTCTTCCACCTTGAGCAGGCGTACGCAGCGAGCAGCAGTGCATCCGCGACGTGGTGAGTCACCTTGACGCCCGGAAACAGTTCCTGAGCCTTCGCCTTGGTGACGTTCTTGTCGCCGCGAGACAGGCATCCCAGAGCCTTCTGCCACTTCCCTGGCGTCACCGCCTCGAACGGGATGGCGTGCGCGATGAGCATCCCCCGCAGGAACCCGTAGGACATCCCGAACTTGAACGACGACGCGACACCCTGCTTGGGCATCGAATGGACGCGCTCGATCACGGCATGGATTTCCGTGCCCGTGAACAGAGTCCTAAACCATTCCGAGATGTCCCGCTCGGTCTCCGAGAACTTCACGACCGTGATCACCTCGTAGCTCTCGGTGATGAGCGCCGCGCCGCCGCTCGCGCCAGGGTCGACGCCGAGGAAGTAGGTCATCGTTTCTTCGACCCCGAGAACTCGTTCGCCTTCGAGCACGTCGCAAAGTGCGTCACGTACGTATGCGCCGGCGCGGGGACGCACTCGTTGCCGCCTTCCTCGCGGCTGCGCTCGATGAGGAAGTAGACCGGCGCCACCGCGTCGAGCGGGACGCGCTTCCCGGTATCGGGGTTGAGCGCCCAGATGATTTGTCGGCCGCAGCCTTTACAGGTCGCCATGCGCCTTCGCCTCCTCTCTCTCGAAACGAATCACCTTCCACCGCGCCGGCCGGTCCACCCACTCGGCGAACTTGTGGCCGGACGGAACCTCTGTCGAGGTCGCGATGAGAACGGCATCGAGATCGACGTCCATGGCACTGAGCGCCGAGAGCAGCATCGCGAGGTTCTCCTCGTCGAGCGGATCCGCCTCGATCAGCAGCACCTTTCTGCCGGTAGACCGCCGCGCGATCGTCACAGCCAGAGCCGCACAGAACAGCACGGCCTCGCCCCCCGACAGCGCCGAGAGCGATCGCCGCGAGTCCCCCGAAACCCACCCCAGATCGAAAACCGGCTTGCCGCGCTCGTTCTCGAGCTCGAGATACACCCGCTCGGACCTTCCCGCGGCCGCCAGCAGCGCCGCCACGTCGTCGACGAGCGGCCGCACGACGTCGGCGACGTAAGTCTCGCGCGCGCGCTTAGAGGCCGCCTCAGCGGCCTTCCAGGCTGCCTCCGATACCTGCTCACTCTTGGCTCTCGCCACGGCATCCCGGTATGCCTTCAGCGCGCCGGCCGCCTCCTCGGCCGTCCTGAGCGCCTCCGTGGCCTCTCTCAGGCGTTCCCCGGCCGCCGTGACGTCTGGGACGGGGATGGCCGCAAGACGCGCCGAGAGGTCGTCCTGGCGCACCCTGGCGGCCTGCCAGCGCTCGCGGGCGGCCTTCAGCTCGGCGCGGACCTGGTCCTGACGCCGGACCAGCGCCTCCCAGTCGGCGAGCGCCTTCCCGGCCGCGCGGGTCCGAGCGGCGTCCGAGCAGTCGGCCGTATTCGCGCGCTCGAGCAGCCGGCGTTCCTCGGCCGCCAGTCGGTCACAGGCGTCCTTCGCCGGCGAGGCGGCCGCGAGCTCGCGGTGGCGCAGCTCGGCCGTCTCCGCGGCGTCCGCGGCGGCGGCGAGGCGTTCGACGGCGACGTCCCGCCTGGTCCGCCACCCGACGGCGAGCAACTCCACCGCCTCGAGGAGCTCGCCGACGAGCTGCCTGGTCGACGGACCGCAGTCGTCGGAGGCCAGGTGTCCAGCCACCCGTGCGGCG